TCTCAAGTGCATAGTTAGATGGCAATAAAGCTTGTATGTAATCAAGTCTTACAGATGGATGATAGTCTTGGTAGTACTGTCCCGATTCTGTACCCGTTAAGGATACAGGCAAGGCTGGTATCTCTGTTAGATCCCAATGGTCTTTCCATCCTATCACTTTCTTTAATTCTGCAATAACTCGATTATCAAACATAGCTTAATATTATAAAAGAGAGGCAGCATGGACATACTGCCCCCCTGAAACATTCAAAAAAAAGAGAAAGGATTATGGTAAGTAATCGAATTTCTTGATACCTCCTGCATTAAGTACTGCATTACTATTGTAAGGAGTAACTATTGCTACATTGATTGACATTTGCACATTTTTTACAAGTGCATTGGTATCATCGGCATTACCTGTGATAAGTGCAACATCCTCACATGAATCCTTAATCATCATGCTCATGTCAATACCCATCAAATCAGAGCTTTCTACTGACCAGCGTACTCCATCACTCATAGACTGTCTGTTAGCAGCAGCATCCGGAGAAACTTTTGCAACAATACCAACTGAACCACCTGGCATAATGTATCCTGTAGATACTGCAGCTGCAGATGTAGTAGTAGTGTTTGAGTAGCCAAATGTGTACCCGTTGAATTGAAATGCGGTATTAGCATTGTTGCCGGATCCTTGATTTGTATATTGTGAAACAAAAGAGGCAAGCTGTGCATCTCCTATAACCTCTAAACCATTGCGGCTGAAATCATCTGCCTGCATGATAGATTTAGCATCATTCAAGAAGAAAGGCTGATCAGCAGGAGCTACTTGTAGAGCATCTACCAAAAGTGGATACTTAGCAAGTGCACCTACAAAGGCAGAGTTATAAACTGCAGATTTTGCAGCATCTACTGCTCCAAGAATCTGAGTCTCTAAAAAGTTAGCTAATGACTCCTCAGCATCAGAGTACTGACGCATGAAATCTTGTGCCTCAGTAACGATATCAGACTGGTCTGTAAGTCTTGGAATAATTCTGAATCCTGTATGTGCCTGTACAAAAGTAACTAATACCAATGCAGCATCAGCATCCTTATTAGGGAATGCACAAGTCATGGTACCAGGAGTGGCAGCAATTACACTTTTATCAAAAACAGGTACTTGTACTGCAGGTGCTCCCCAAGATTGTGCGATAATTCCTTGATTAACTCCTGTAAGAATACCTGGTGTACCTCTAAGTGCTAAATCAATGAATCCGTATTCTTGTTGTCTTAGTTCTTGTCTATCAAGTAATGAGGGATAGACTCCTCTGGCATTTTGCTTTTTTAAATTTACTATTGACATTTTATTAATGTTTGTTGGTTAGAACTCTCTGAGGTTTTTTACATTGTACCTCTCGAAAGCTTCCCAGTATAATTTGTTGTAATCATCTCCCTTAGGAATCCCTTTCCTTTGGGCAATTTTATCAAACTCAGACAAAAACTGTTCCTGAGTCTTAAAGCTGTTCTCTTGTACGATAACTTGAGAACCATTAAAGTCACCCGTAGCTGTTGGAGTATTCCCTGCTCCTCCACCTTGGGCATTTGTATGTAATACAGACTGTAACTCTGCTTTGAGGATAAACTCTAAAGAGGCATTCATAATGCCATCTTTGTAGGCTGTACCATCAGGCTTACACCATATTGTCTTGCCATCCTCCTCAATTGCATTGCTTATCAATGTCTGGGTTTTCATTTCAATAATGTCATTTAATAAAGACTCCCCTAATCCCTTGTTAAATTCCATAGTGCTCATTGCTTTCTGCACATCTCCCTTTCTAAACAAATCACGCTCCTTAGTTTTGAGAGAGTTAATAATAGTTTCTCTCTCCTCTATCTGCGCCTGAGCAGTAGTAGTTAGCACGTTCTTTTCAGCTTTATGCTTAGCCTTGAGCTCCTCTAATTTCTTTAACGTCTCATCCGGATTAGTGTTACTCTTTAAACTGCTTAACTTTTCAGTTAGTTCCTTATTTTGCTCAGCGACCATCTTAGCCCATTCTGATGTCTTTACTCCCTGAGGTTTCTCAAGCCCGGCATCAGTCAGAGCACTATCCACAAAGTCATAGATTTTCTTATGCTCCTGGCTGATGTTCTCATCAAAATAGTTCTTAGCAATTGTTTCTGCATAGGCTTTACCTACGTCTGTACCTTTGAGCACGTCAAGCACTTGTGCCTGTAGTGTCTTGTCCTGTGATAATTTATCCTTAAAATCTTGTTCCATCGTCCCTGATGTTTTTGAATGTTATTAAATATTATTTATTCCAATTGTTTTCTACTTGCTTTACTGTTAATCCAAGCTCCTCTGCAATTACATCTGCAGATGCACCATCATCAAGCATGCTAACTATCTTTTTCTTTAGTGGAGGAGTTACCCTCTTCTTTTTTGGTGTGTCTGTGGCAGGCTTAACTGCAGGCTTTGCTACTATTGTAGGATTATGTATCATAATTACACTGTGATAGTTGCCCAGGTACTGAGGAGTTTTGTACTCATCCTTTAACCTCATCCAATCTGCACTACTTTTGCAGAATTGATGTATCTGTAGGTTTTGTGTTAGTCCTGTATTCCTTGCCCGGACTCCTATAAAGTTGTAAGCTGTCTGATTGTATTCAGGTATCTCTACCGGAAAGCTATGGTTAGGATACTGCTTCATCAGATTCTGCAGTTCCTTGCTCCCTGCCAGATTGCCCATCATCATTTTGCTCTTTTTCATCTTTTACGTAGTTTTTGAATGTGTTATAAATAATATCTATCTTTTGCTGAAAGGTAATATCAGAGCCAAACTCCACTATACTACCATTTTCTCTCTCAAATTTACTAACAAATTTAGTAAAATTAGCCTTAATATACAAATCCTCTGAGCTCATCACTCCCTGCTCTCTCTTCTTGTAGCACTCATCTACTGTGCTATATGGTGCAGGATTAAGGTTATTTTCTATCATTAATTTGTGTACTGTCTGTGGATCACCTTTGTACTTGGTTTCAATCAGCAGCTTGTATATCTGGTCTATCTCTGACTCAGGCATACCGGCTGTCTTTGCTCCTACAAAAAGCTCTTGTAGCTGTGCCTCTGTGAGCAAAAACCACTCAGTACCATAATTAGCATGTACCTTAACATCAGCATCAATAGCCAGCTTTATGCATGTTTCTACTAACCACTTATGTACCCGGTTGCATATCCCTGCTAACTTGAGCAAAGGTTTCTTTCTATCCTCCATTAATGAACGTACTTGGTCAGCATTGACTGCCTCCTTATTCATCATGTCATTAAAGCCTGTGGTGTTGACCTTGATAAAGGACTCTCTACCATTTTGCTTCTTCTGCTCAAACTCTAAATTCCCCGTAGGAGGAGATATAAACCGAAAATACCCCGATACATCATTCTCATCATTGTCAATCTTAGGATTAATCTTGATGGCTGTCCCTGCACCACTAAACTTATTAGCTGAGCATGTTCCACATGATGTAGGAGTGGACATCTCCCCTGATTCCATAGGCTCTGATACCATGCCATTAACACAATACTCATCCTCACAAACTGCTGCAGCATATTCCACTACCGGGAACACACCATAATGCTCAGCATAGTAGCTGTATGCATGGAACTGCTGCCACTCGGACATGCTACCTAATACCTTAGCTAATGGTGAATATCTTTTGACATCATCCTTAGTGTTTAAAGCATCATCTACAAACCACCTTGCAGGACAGTAGCCTAAATTGTGCGGACTCTCCAGGATAAGAGAGTAGGCTTTATCCCTGATCTCTACCACCCTGTAGTACTCATCATCATAAAATGCTATTCTCTTATAATCTCCCATCTCATCAGAGCCCTCTGAGTGATGGAATATGATGTACTGAAACTTACTTTTGCACTCTGATAGTTCGTATCCTATAAGCTTATCAAGCTCAATAGTGACATAGTAAGGGATACCCATTGCATCCTTATCCACCACCACAATAGTCTGAGGCTTACACTTAAATGCTCGCCTACCTACTTGCTCTACATATTTACGAGTATTGACCTTGTATAGCAGTTCTGTAGCCTGTGCCTCTGCTCTCTTGTTAGGATATTGTATAGAAAAGTTTGCATTCCTACCATTGAAAACCCTGTTAAGGTCCTCAAGGATATCATCAGATATAGATACGATTGCCAGGGGATAGCTGAAATATTGCAGCACCCTTTGGTATTTCTCCTGAGTGATGCTGTTCCTGATGGCAAGTTTTATCTCGCTCCATCCGGTTTCACTCTCCAGCTCTCTAAAAAACAATGGCTCAGACATAACTTTAAGCCTACTTTCATAAGCTACCATCATGCCTAACTGATTACTTTTGCTTTTTATCAGCTTTATTACTTGGCTTTCGTTTAATAACATTATCTACAAATTGATATTTTTTTGAATCAAGTGTCCAGTCATCCCTCTTCTGTGCTACCTGACTCTGCAAAACAGCCTGAGCACATGCTAACGTTAAGTCAGCACATGCTCCTGCTTTTGTTTTTAGTTTTACTGTTGTAGGCTTAGCCATTACGATACAGTTAGTGCATTAAAATCAGTAGGAGTGACTGCAGCTTTAGTCTCATCATAGTCAAAATCCAGCTGAAAAGTCATAGTATTCATGTCCCTTGTTCCAAACCCTGCATTGGTCATTGAACCAAGTACTACATTGGATACATCAAAGCCAGTGAAAAGGTCACCTACTTGCTGTCCCCATATCAGACCTTGTTGGTTGATAAGATAAACCTCTAAGCCTGTACCCTCGCATGCTAATGTTCTGAATGCAGCAATCTGTGGTCCGGTTAAGCTGTCGAATCTTGCAGAGCCATCAGTAGGATTAATCCCATTAACCAGTGTAGTCCCCGATAACGTGGAATTGTCCCCACCTCCCTGTGTTATTGTGCTTCCGCCGGTTAAAGTGCTCTCACCGCCGATTAATGGAGATGTTACAACATGTTCAGATGTAGCCAAAGCAAAGAGGATAGTCCATGGAGCTAATACAGATGGAAAGTTACCAGCTCCTGCTATAGCAGCAGGGACATTGTTCAAAGGAGCTACAGTATCAAAAATAACCTCACCTTTACGAACAAACCAATATCTTTGAATCTGCCCCATATTCTCAGGACATACACTTGCTGGGATATCAGTTAGGCTTGTAGCAAGTGGACAGCAGTCTAACAAAAATGAATTTAATAAGTTCATAATAATATATTAAAATGTAATTGAATCAGGAACAATCACAATGGATGCCCCTATTGAATCTTTGAAATCAAATAATAAGTCATAACTCTCTGTAACAGGATCAGCAACAAAATCTACCCACAGATGTGAGTATACGCTCTGACCACTAATGCACCCCAAGCTATCCAATGTGACCGGATTAACTACCAATGCAGGAGCTATACCTACAGGAGTAAACGTCACCTCTATGCTGAACACATCACATGTAACCGTATCCATCAGCAAAGCTCTTAATTCTTTCTCCCAGGTCAAACTGCCTACCCTGGTATTAAACTCCTTAGAGTAATTAAGTGCAGATGGTGTATCCACCCCGCAGCAATTAAACGATGGAGGAGGTTGCAGATACTCCCGGATGACATTAAGCACAGTTATTTCTGCTGCAGTGAGCAGAGTATAGTCTAAATCTAAACTATAAAGCTCTGTGAGATACTGGTCAAACCCTGCATCAGAGAAAGTGGTAATCTGATTGAGCTCTAATGCAGTCCGGGCATCAGGTACATTAAAAGGAGATACCAGAGTTATCTGTCTGATACTCTCTAAGAGCAGAGCAGTATAGCTCTGTAGTCCCTCTGCAAACTGTGATGCCTGTAATACGTATGCCATAGTTAAAGTTTATGAGCCGTAAGATACTAAATTTAATTTGTTTTTTCTAATACCTTGCTCTCCATATCTAAAAGCATCCCATATATGGTTAAATTTATCCACTGGTTTATTCTTAGCTCTGCCATCTTTCCTATCAATAGTCCATACGTATTTTTGTTGCTCTTGTTTCCATAATTCGGAATTAACCAAATTTAATTTTCCATAACTCTGTATAGCACTAATGCCATTACGTATAGAATCAGCACCTTTCTTACATCCTCTAACCCTCCAATCAAGATTCCTAAGCTCCTTGATACTCTTAGGCTCAGCACTATCTGCCATGACAAAGTCTCCTGTCCTTAATCCTTTCCTCATACCTAACCTTGAGAACTCCTTAGCTATGTCCTGGTTAGTTAGTCCTGTCTTATAAAGTAGGAGCTCTCCGTACAGCTGACCTTGGATAAGTGCTAATCTGACAAGTGTAGATGGATCGTTTGAGTAGCCAAAATCCATGCCCAGACAAGACCTTTTCCATCCTGTAGTAGGCATCTTGGGTATCCAATTGATTGCCGGGAAGATTGCCCCCTGCACATTCCCGGTTAGCCCTAAGCCGTATACCCTCCACTTATTCTTATCCTTATGTTTCAGAGCTTCTATCTTTTCCCTGATTGAATCCTTTAGGAAAGGATTATGTGTGTAGTTGCTGATAAAGACCTCTACTTTGTTACTGCTCCCAATCAGCTTATCATGCACCCAAAAAGCAAAGGTAGGATTATAATCTATAAAGACTTGCTTTGTGGTACGTATCTGTAGCTGATCATAAACTGAGTAAGGAATACCATTAGCCTCATTCATGAATAGGTAATCCCTCTTGCCTGACTTAGCATCCTGCTCATTGTCGAATGACTTGAACTCAATAAGGCTACCATTGTGCAGCCTGTATTCCCGGTTAGTGATATTGATGCTCTTTATCATGGACCTAAAAAAAGGATTATTGAGTATACTCTCAAAATCCCTGATGGCTCCAGACTTTAGGTTAGGTATATCTTGACCTACTACTGTGATAATTTGATTAGACTCCTCTGCAGCTTTGCATGCAAGCACTTGCAGGAGACTGTATGTCTTGCCCGATGATGTGCCCCCCTGGTTTATGACTATCTGTTTGGTAGTTCTGTAGTTCCACTCAAAGACCGGGGATATTTTGAAAGGACTAATCATCTAAAAAGTCTGTTTCTGAGTGGATAGGCAGCACATTTGTAGACTCAAACTTGACCTGTATCAGATTGGTATGTATGTCACCATCGAGCTCTATCTTTTGCTGCTTAGGCATGACAAACTCAAGAGCTTTGAGGTAGGATGTTATTTTGTCTTTGATTGGCAACTCATCAGACTCCAGCCACCCTCTAAATGTTCCATCATTTAGCAATCCCTCAAGATACTTTTTCATTTCCTTTTTGAACCCTTGATTCTCTTTATTTGCAGAGCCTTTTTGCCTGCCACCTACCTTTTTATGTCCGTTTTTGAATGCCATACTATTTTCACTATTTTAGTATTTTCTAAATCCCTATCCTAAATCTTAAATCTAAGTAATCATGTTGTAGGTTTATCTGCTTAGTAATCAGCTCCATAAAGCCTACTTTATACTTTAACGGAGATTTATAGCTAAATGTTTTGTATTCCAATATTAACCAAACATCTACAGAGTTAAAATAATCAGTCTTACTTTCTATCTTATCCATCAGTAGAAAATCTATCAGCTCCTCAGGCATGTAGCACATATCTAGGAGTATAGCTTTCTGCTCTTTGTTGTATCTTTTCCACCATCGGCATCCTATCAGTGGCTTAAGCTGAGCAGATAGCTTTAGAGCTTTCCTACAAAACCTATTTTTTGGTGTTTCTTCTCTCATTATGTTCTCTTATTTCCTTAACTATTGCAAATATTAAACCTCCTAAAGTGAATCCTGCATAAAATGCTATGACTGGCAATATGAGTGCCAGGGCAATAATTTTAATCATATCAGCTCAATAAATTTTATAATCAGGTATGTGAGAGCAGATATTGCTATAGTTGCTTTTGCTGTTAATTTACCGTATCTCTTAATAAAGTTTTTCATAATTTTATTAAAAAGGGACAGCCTATGCGAAAACTGCCCCTTTTATCCCAATTATTAAACACATAATACTCATCTAATCTCCTCAATAACCAATGATTTAATCGGTTTAATGGTGATTATATTTCTTTTTCTCTGGTCGAATATCCAAACTCCTGCAAAGCCTAAAGCTCCTATTTGCTCTAACACTTTCTCAGTTAAAAAGATTTCCTTTGAGTGTCTTACAGAGGTAATCTTTTTCATAAAGTCATCATGTGTCAGACCTCCGGACTCATAGTCAGGGTATAGCCCTATATCATTAGGCTGATAGATTGACTCATTCTGCTTAATGACCAGAGGATCGTGTATTGGCTCATCAATAATGCACTTGTATGTTAAAGAGTCTTTTGTCTTTTCCTCAAGTTTCCTGTCTACTACTGCATCTATTTTCTCCATAAAGAGTACCATTGTCTGAGGTATTTCTATCACAGAGCCAAGTGGGATAGGTTGAGCAGAATTTAGATAAACTAACATTTATTTTTTTCTAATATACAAAAATTAAAACTTTATTCCAAGCTCTTCAGTTTTTTTTGAGATTGCTATAGCTTCCTGCCTGGTATGTTCTATGTAGTTGTGAGTAGTTTTCATCATCAGACCAAACTCATCCCAGGCATTTGCTACCGGGTAGGATTTGCCTGTATTGAACACGTCACCTACCTTGTATCTGCCATTTCTCCCGTAGTTGGTTTTTTGTGCTGCCATTGCTAATGTGTAGCATACAGGTACATTCCACTTTTTTAGGGTATAGACTGCCATATGGTAATTATTGCTGTAGAACTCTTGTTTAAATTTTTGTAGGTGATTGAATGATGGGATAGTGTCAGGCTGTGCCTGCAGAGTGATTGTTGTTATCAGGATTATTATTATTGTTCTCATTGTTTCTCTTGTTTTTTGATTTGATAAATAGCAATGAACATCAAAATCAGTTTAAAGCTGATAATGATGGTCAGAGCGTATATTTCAATGGTCTCCATGTCCAAAGGGAGACCGGAAAGGATCTGGATTAGGTACATATTTGACAGAGTCCAGGGTAGTCATTGATGTAAATTGTTCTGCATTTTGCAGTGCTTTGACTGTTTCCTGTATTATCTGCCTGAGCACTTTATTTTCAGACTGTAATCTTTGGATTTTCTTTAATTGTTCTTTATCTGACATGCTCTCATGGTTTTTAGCTCCTTATTGACGTTATGTGCTTCAACTGCACTGCCAATTGTAAACAAGTCAATTAATGTACCAAATCCAAAGATTCCCATAGTAAAAAACCATAGTAAGAATTTAGCAATTTTGCCTAAGTAAAGATACTGAAATCCTGCAATGCCCAGTATGCCGGGCAGAGTCAGGAGGAGTGCAGTTGTTTTATTTTTCATAGTTTAATCGGTTTTTCCGAATTATTAAAAGGGTAAGTCATCTGATTTTTCTGATATTGGCTCTGGGAGAGGTTGTAAGTCAGGTCCATGCTCCTCATGTCTCCATACATCTAAGGAGACAAAGTAAACTACTTTATTTTCCTTGTTGGTCCACTCTCTGCCTCTTACGTTAAAGTACCAATCTGCTACCATTCCAATTGACAGCTCTACAAATTTCTGTATGTTGTCCTGGGTAGCTTGGAATTTGATTTTCTGAGGGTATTTTTCATCTGTTTCTACGATAAACTCCATCTTTCTGAATTTCTCTCCAAATGTTTGTGGCTCAAATTTCTTTATGAGCTTTCCTTTAATCTTTAATTCTGACATGTTTCTAATTTTTTTGAATGAATGTAATAAAATCAGCTTTTACGCTGGATAATGTTCTTTTAGTGTCTTTTTTAACTAATCTTGTGAATGCTACAGCTTGCTCATAGCTTATGTTTGTTGCTATAGTCACATAAGTATTAGTATTTTCCTGCTGTAGTGCAGTGTCTCTGTTAAAGTGAAAGCATTGATCTCTCTCACTGTACTCTAAAGCTTTAATGTCCATGTTTAAAATAATTTTTCCTGCTTTTTGTCCATAGTTAATGTGCAATCTTTTAGCAGCTCCATCAGGTCTGCATTAATCTTTGCATTTCTCATAAACTTACCATCTTTGTAAATCTGCACCATCTTCACAGTCAGGTGCTGTCCATAGTCATCCTGCTCTAAGGAGACGTTTTCTAATTTGAATGTTAATTTATCCATAATAATTTTTGTTAATATAATAAAAAAATTTAAAATTAATCCAATAATACCAAATTACCATTTGTATCATGCCCAAAATCAAAGTCAGCTGGCTCCTGTCTGCCTCTGATATATTCAAATTCTGCATTACTGTGGTTTTGGTCAGTATCTTTGCTTACTTTAATCACTGCTTTTGATTTGTTTATTAATTCAGTTCCGAGATGCCCCCGGGCTGAGCCTGTACTCCGGGCATTGTGTAGCACTGGCATGAATAAAGTCTTATGCTTAGCGGTTAATACTTTTAGATGGTCTATCAATCTCCTGCTACCTTTCTGATCGTTATAATCCTCACAAATATCTACAATTCCATCTAATACCAGCACTCCCACATCTCCTACCCTATTCATGACATACTCAACAAACTCTAAACGTTCAGATATTCTGCAATCAGTCAGGCAGAATGAGTAAAAGTTTTCAGGGTTAATCCCTGCAGATACTGCTGCCTGCTTATAGATTTGCTTTTGTGATGCCCAGTAGTCATTCTCATTCTGCTCAGTATCTATCACTATCATATTTCTACCCTGCAGAACTCCTGAGAATGATAGCACAGTCTTTAATCCCTCAGATAGTAAGCTTGCAGCGATTGAGTTTGATAGTGCAGACTTTCTACTCTTTGCAGCTCCTACCACAGTAATCCAATCTCCAAAGGATGCAATAGGGATAATCTCCTCAGTTGTTTTGTCTTTGATAAATAAAACATATTCGATGTCCTTGGGGACCTGGTTAATGTCAAATCTCTTCTTAAAGATTTCATTCATCCTGTCCTCATTAGATGCTTTAGACTTTTGGGCATTATTTGTGGATGTCAGTGCAGCTAATTTATCATTGTAGCTGTCTCTGTTTTTGCTCAATCTATCTCCATAATCAAGATTGTAGAGCACTTTTGCAGCTTTTTTGTAATCTCCTCCATGATTCAGGTAGGAATAAACCTGAAAAGCATTGTAAGCTCTGCCCGGCTCAAAGCCTGTTGATGAGGTAAAGACATAAAACAGCTTTTTGTCTTGGTTATAGCATCCACCTTGACCCTCTCTCAAGGTCTTGCCGGGTCTTACAAAGTGCAGATTATCCCCTATTTTATATTTAAATTGCCAGCCTGCAGTCTCAATAAATTCTCTCGGAGTGTGTGACTCATTGAATGCCTCAATAGTTGTCTTATGTGAACCTACCACCTCAATAGGAGTGGGAGAGGTATTGGTATAAATCTCATTAGTCTCGTCAAAAAACTTACAAACTGATATAATTTTATTCCTTTCCCAGTCTGAGATATTGGGCATCTCTGTCAGTGTCTGTTTGTTGTTGTCGTATTGATATCCAATAGTTGGAGGGATAAGGATATATCCACCTACTCCTCTGGTCTCAAGCAGGACTCTTGTCTTATCATGATCGTTTTTCTTCTCGCTGTCCAGGGTAGCTCTTGATGCAAGCTTTTGATTGCCCTCTGCAATGTTGGTCTTGTAGATGATGTGGTATCCTCCGCTGATGGTCTTGGATAGTATCAGTTTCTGGTATGTCTCTAATCCGATGTTATCAAGCAGCTCATCCATGAACTTAGTAAAGAACTCATCCGGATTAATTGCATATTTCAGGTCCACATCAATGACCTCAATTCCTTTGCCAGTGAGCAGAGCCATGCCACCTATCCCGGACATGTCAAAAAGTTTCTTAACATCCTGCTCGGTCTGTTTGTCTTGGTATTGTTTCCATCTGCAAAGTGGTTTTTTACCATCAGGCTTAGTGGGATCATTTGTAGGAATAACTTTTAACCCGGACCTGTGTAATCGTAGCGCTTCTTTTTTCATAGTGCGTTTTTTCTTTTGAATAGTTCCATATTTGCTCTTATGCTCTTAGTGTTCATGTGGTATTCTCTCTCCTTGTATTGTCGCTTTAACCAGGAGAGTATCTGCTGCATCTTTTTATCTGTGGGATTGTCTGTGATTCGCATAGTTCCGAAAGGTCCTCTTTTATCATAGCACATATCAAATATATCAAAAAGTAACAGCTTAGGATATTTTGTAAAGTATTTTTTGTGGTAGCTGATCAGGTCCTCTCTGATTTCTGCAAACTTTTTGATTCTCTGCTCAAGCACTCCAGTACTTTCGTGGTAGGCAATCACTCCTTTTGCTTTTTTCTCTGATGCATCCGGATGCTCATGGGTAAAAAAATTAATGAGATAAGCTTTGTAGTCTGTTTGCTTTCTTAGTGATGTGGACTTTTTCTTGTCGGAGTAATCAAAGGATTTTCTTAGATGGTTTGCAAAGTTTGACCTAACATGCTCCTCAGTATTGTACTTATATTTCTCAAAGTTTATAGCTAAAAATCCTCCTCTATGCTTTGCTACAAACTCCTCAGTAAGCAAAGTTCCTGCAGACCATACATTGTACCACTGTATGATATTTTCAAGATGTACCTCTGGATTGTCAGATGGTCCAAAAAACTTATCAAGCAAATTTTTAACCTGTTCCCGGTTGAAACAAAAAATATCCTTTTTATATTCTTTTTTCTTTTCTTTCTTTCTTTCATTATTGATAGTTGTTGTTTGTTTGTTGCTTGTTTGTTGTTGGCTTGTTGTTTGCTTGTTAAATAGGTCTGAATTTATATCATATACATCTGAATTACAGAGTCTTGCAATAGTACCCTTGTTTGTTGTTGTTGTAGTAATATATCCCCATTTGACAAGATTGGCAACTGCAGACCTATACTCCTGGTGACTTAATTCCATCTTCTTATAATCTCCTATAAATGCCTCTCCCGGCTTAACTCCAAGCACCGGGTTTCCTTTTCTGCTTGCCCTGAATGCAATGATAGAAAGCAGATGGTTTGCATTTTTATTTGAGTGCAGATTGACAGCCTCCTCACTCCTCATGTATTTTATAAATCCCTCCATAATGTTAAGTTTAAGCATAAAAAAAGGTCTGTACAAGCGGTAACAAAGTTTGGTATGAGCCTAATCGGTAAGACTCCTTTATTAACCACCTGTACAGACCTATATATATCTATACAAATTATTTTCTATATAAACCGATTAATTCTTTTTAGCAGTATATAGGATAATACCACTTATCCATCTGCTAAAACAAATATATACTAAAAATATCAAATTATAAACTTTTCTGCATCTTTTTTATCTGCTCTCCTGCAGATAGCTTATAGAAATCCTTGTCTAATCTAAACTTTTTGGTAACAAGCTTACCCTCCCTGACTGCCCGTACTATGAGCTTATTGTCATTGAGCTGGCATCCAAAACCCTCCTTAACTAATTTACTTATCAAGCTCTTTAGCCTCTGATGGTTGGTATAATGCTCTCTGTCAAAAGAGCACCTTTGCTCATTCTCAGGGTATTTGTGATTCAGAGTGCACCAAGGTTTACAGTGCCAGGATCCCTCTACTCTTTTCTTACTCATCGTTATCTTGATTTAGCATGTTAGGAATGTCATTAAAGTTGATGTCTCCTTTATGTGCCATCTTCATGGCATCAATGGTAAGCTTTGTAGAGGAGATAATCTGCCCGGCAAGATTGCTCATGGCTTTGGCTCTCTGGACCTCATTATCTAACTGCTCCCCTGTGAGCTCATCATCATTCAGTTTCTCAAGTTGAGCAAATAGATGGTTATTCAGGTCACTTATTTTGTTTCTTGGCATTGATTTTTCGTTTAAGTTTGTTATTTAATATTATTACTTTTACCACCTCAGGAGGATAGTGCATGCGTGGATTGTTTAAGTTCATGTTCTCCTGATTGGTCAGATAGATAAGGTTATCCGGATGTATATTGTTAGTATCCTTGTCAATAAACCTGATGCAATCCTCTTTACCCAGCTTCACACCATGCACATTCTCATAGATAATCCTGTGCAGAGGTTTCCATACTGATTTTTCTAATCTAATAAACCAATAGTATTTACCTGAGTTATCCTTTCTGTAGGATACACTAAAATCACTTTTGGTGTTATGAGGTAGCCTACCTTTTTGGAACATGCTCCCGGAACACTTAGAATAGAGCTCAGCACTCATCTTTTTCCCTTTGTTCTCCGGGACATGACCTTTAAGATATCCTTTGACATCCCCCAGGTACTTGATCCCTATTCCCCATGCTTTGAGGCTTACAGCTTTCCTGCTCCTGCTGTTCCCCAGCTTAGCAATACGCTTTACACATCCTTTTGGACCAGTGGCACCATACAGGGGATAGTACTTAGTAATTACCCTCAGCTCCTTTTTGTTCCATTTCATATCTGAAAAAATTTAGGGACATAGTCTACTGTGAACACCTCTGTACTGCCATCAGCAAACTTAGCAGAGTAGTTGCCATGCTTATTGATGTAAAGCTCACATCCCTCCATCTTATGCATTGCCTCCTCATGTTGCCAGCCTTTAGAAAGTAGCCACTCAAAGAGCATCCTATTTTTATCTAATGCAAATTTGCTCATTTTGTATAGTTTTCAAGTTCAAAAAATAGGGTTAATTGTATTGTTTGTTTCTCTGACAGCTTCAGTCTGCCTGTATAGAATCTGTAAGCATTGCCCCTGCCGATCGGGAAAGGATTTGGTATAAGACCTTTAGACAGTGCGCTCATGCTGATTCTCCTCTCAATGCTGTAGAGCATTAAGGTTTTGCGGAGAGGATCTATTTTTGGTATCATTGTTAAAATTTATGGTCAATTATTAATAATTCCCACTTTAAGCCAAAGTACTCAATGAGCTTAATCTGACCTTTGAGTGATAGTTTTTGATTCTTCAGGAGGTAGAATAAAGCCCTAACTCCTATAGGCATTTTATTGAGTTCCGGTTTAGCCCGGACATCCTCCAGAGATAGCCCTTTTTCAGCCATCTCATTGCCTGCCAGGATAGCAAGCTTGAAGATTGTCTCATTTATTGTGTCATCTCTCATGTTAATGGATGATACTGCCCATCAAAAATGTAGGCAAGGTGAGGTAATTTTGAGTATTCTTTGCATAGATTAATATGCTTTTTGAATGTCAATTTATCATCAAATGTCACTACATAGATATCAGTCTCCTGGTCACATATCAGGTAGTAGTCTTTTGTTTGTTTTGACAGTGCTCTTATCTCCTGAATCTTTGAGAATATCGGCTGTGTTATTTCCATCATTGTAATTAGTATTTTGAATGTTAGGTTAATGAGACAAAATTATATTTTGCCCTTTTTTGTAATTGTTTGAGATGTATTTTCCATTTTTGTCCTCATGAGTTTTCCACTCCCGGACTCTGTTTCCTGCAGACTCAAAATAAGTTTTAACAGTAAAATCCTCTTTTGCTATAGCTTTGCTGCCATAGAAAATTTCAACAGGAGGGTTAATTTGGTTAGCACTCCCCACAAAATCAATAGGCAGATTTTTACTGTCTTTAATGTCCAGCTGACCATCCTGCTCGTCTCTTCCAATAAATCCTTTTTTTAAAATAATCGTTTTCATCTTTTTTGGTTTTTGAATGTTGAATAAAGTTAGTTGCTTGCCGGGTTTTGGCTTCATAGCTATGTAGCAGATGTCGCACCATTTTTTGCATCCCGGACATTTTTCGTATGGTTTATAGGTCATACTTTTTTAGTGATTGTATGTTAGATGTAAACCTAAATAAAATATCATTATTATTGCAGATGGTTTCAATCTCACTAACTGAGCTGACTGGTATAGTTGCCATCAGGACTCTTGTCCCTGGAGAGTCATCAAAGACCTCTACAGACCAATGCTCTCCCGGAATGACATAGACTACCATCTCATTTAGTCCATGTATGCAGAGCTCTCCATTGAGGTCCTCTGCAAATCCGTTTCTTAATAGTTGCTCTCTCATTTTGATTGTTTTAAATATTTATCCCTTGATGCCAAAAGATTTTAAAATCGTAAATTTCCTCTATTATTCTTTCATGCTTTATTTTGGGTTTCCAGCCAATACTGTCCACCTGTTTTGATAGTGACCTTGCATCTGCCTTTGAGAAATCAATCTCAATCCCATACTCAAACACATCCCCTGCTTTATTTTTATTTAGTGGTTGGTATTCATCACACCATAAAACTTTCACGCAATTATCTCTATTGATTAATCCGGACTTTATCTCATGGCAACACTCATTGCCACCAAACGGAGTAGACACTACGCCAGTCAATTCAATTCCCTGTATAAGATTTTTATACTCATGTGTATCAAAGTGGTCAGGTATATCATACCATTGACCATCAATTTCTATCTTAGACTGCCATTTTGTAATATTACCCTCTGAGTAAACTCCATCAGTGACGCTTACATATCCTGTCTTTCCTGCGTGTGTCCTGAGTATTTTAAATTCCTTTTTCATTTTGATTGTTTTAAATTGTTATAAAAAGCCTCTATGCTCCTGCATCAGCAATCATCGAGGCATTTGGTTTCTATTTGTCAAGGTGCCCAATACACTTACCCTGCTCATCAAAAGCCTCCCAGCTTAATACCTCTTTAGATGTAGAGAATATTGCAATCTCTCTAAAAATATCCTCTTTGCTTTCAAAGGTTTGCTTGTAATTACTGGTTGCTGTGGTATAATGTAAGTCAAACATAATATAAAGTTTAAGCGGTTAAATAATTAGTACGATGTAAATATACAACGGCTTTCCTTAACTTGCAAGTTTATGCAAAGAAAAGAACAAAAAAAGATAAAAAAAGCTAAATTTTAACACTTTTACCCTCAAAAACGGTAAAAAAGAGCAAAAAAAAAGGATAACTAATTAAAGTTATCCCTGATTTTACTAAGTTCCACGATTAAAAAAAATTAAGATGCCATCTTAAAATATCTAAAAAAGAGCAGGCTATCTGATTAGTCATACCCAAACAATTTAACCTGTAAGTTAATAAAAGTTAGAATTATTATAATACCTGCCCTTTGTCTTTTTCAAATAAGAGAGATTAATATTAACCCCCGATGATCGCCCATTAACCTCTCTTTGCACAAAATCCAACGTTTAGTACTTTGCAATATACTAAAAATACCAATACTTAAGCAATAAACTCACATCTTTTAAAACATCTAAGGTAGAATTATAACATCTGCCCTCAGGCATTCGGGCACTGAGTTGCTCGTCTGTCTCCAGGATCAAGTCATTGTACCACTTATATCCCATCATATAAGCCTCTAATCCTGACATCTGAACACAGACATAAATATCCTTAGCACTCTGGTCCTTTGGCACTAAAAGATATCTATGATTGCTCTTTATAGTCTTTATGTCAATTTTATACCTACCGTTAGGCATCAGGAAATCAAAACTATCAGCATGGTTCCTGATGGTGAGTATCTTTCTGTAGTCTGACTTTATCCCTACCTCAGTCAGCAGATTGTAAAATGCTACCTCTCCCATTTTGCCCAGTGCAGTCCTTTTTATTTGTGTGTATTCAGGTTGATCATATCGGTTATACTGTTTCCCGGACCGGATTAAGTCCTGAGCATATTGGATGCAATCCTCTCTCTGCTTCTCTGTAATCTTTATCATGTATGTACATTAAAAAGGTGCTATCCTTGAAACACAAAGGATAGCACTCTAAAACAATTAAAAACAAATGAGTGCATTAATATAGTCATTTTTTTAGATTATAGACTGATATTATTGCACCTATTATCATTAAAATAATAGCAACAATAAGCATTTTTAATCAAACCTCCTGAGTTTATAATGGTTAATAATCTTTTTAAGCTTCTGAGAATAGCAGACATTTGTCATGCAGCTGGTAGCATAAACTGAGTTACCTCTTTTGACATAAGCCTTGCTCCTGGCAACTGACATACCACCACACAGAGCAGAGAGCCACTCATCCAAAGATGGCTGTTTGCTATTTATTCTTTTTCTGTACTTTCTCATTAGCAGATAGCTATGGCTTCTCAGACTAAACCACTCAGATTTAAACCGAGTGAATTTATCAGTAGGTGAATCATCAGCAGCAACTATCCAACCCTCTTTTTGACCTCTGTATTTATGACCGAACAAGTTATGTCCCTGTATAGCTAATCTTGATAGTCCGAAATTTGACTCAATCAAACTTTGTGCAACTATCAGAGATGGCTTTAACTCCGGAAAGGTTTTGCACTCCTCCTGAGCAGCTTTGCCCATGTGCTCAATAAATTCTGATATATGACAGGCTTTCCATGTTTTGAATCTGCCCATTATCAAACGTTTCTCCTGAGTGCTTGCTTTCATGCTTTTTAAGTGGCTCCCTCTCCACTCCCTGGATGTAAGCCAATATCTACCCTTTGGCAGACCTAAGCTGTTGTAATCACAATCCTCTGTAGTCTCGCTCCTCCCGGCATAGACATCCGCTCCCTCCATGAAAGGAATAGTATCACACATGCCAGGTAGCTCCTCAGATGTTCTCATCTCAATAGTTACAGGATCGGGAACCTTTGCAGGGAAAAAGGAGGATAGGGCATCTACTAAAAAGATAGTAAATACAAAAATTAAAA